TTTAATTTTCTCTTGAACATTAAAATGTTCAAGTGTGTATAATGCTCACTGTGACTCTAAAAAGGGGCAGTCCATGGTTTTATACGGACCTTCTAAAATACCTTGTAAAACGCGCGTAATTGCCCATAGCGCAACGAGGAGGAAAAGCGAATGAAGATCATCGATCAATCCTGGGAATGGGTGCAAAAACCAGAATTTCCCCTGGAATTAATCGAACAAGCCGGCCGAACTTGTTATAAATCAGAAGCTCGAATAACTCCTGGATCGGCCCATAATTTTGTTAAAAGTGTTATCGCCAGAGGCCACGAATCCGTGATCGAACATGTCTTCGCCTCCGTCAGGTTTATCACTGATCGCGGAGTTACCCATGAACTAGTTCGTCATCGCCTGGCCTCTTATTCCCAGGAGTCAACCCGTTACTGCAATTATGGCAGTGATCACATTACCTTTATCCGACCAGTTTGGATGAATATTCCTTCTATCCCTGTCGTTGTTGAGCAGGTAAAAGGAACCATCTTTCAAGCTTATCCTCCAGAAATAGGCCTATGGATAGATTGCATGTTAGAAACGGAGGCTGGATATAAAGCCCTTCTTAGTAGAGGGTGGCGGCCAGAACAAGCCCGGGCCGTTTTACCAAATTCCCTTAAAACAGAAATCATTATGACGGCGAATGTCAGGGAGTGGCGTCATGTCTTTCGGCTTCGATGTTCTCCCCAAGCCCATCCTCAAATTCGAGAATTAATGTTATCCTGTTTAAAGGGGTTTCGCGAAGTGGTCCCCGTAATTTTTGATAATTTACGTTATTAAGGAAAACAGATTATGAAAATAATCTGGATTTTTGGGGTTTTATTTCTGGCTGGTTTAGTGATCAATGATTTTATCCAATTCTGGCGTATTCACAAACGGGCCAGAAAAATTGACAGGGATCTAAAGGAGTTAACTCGACATGGCAAATGAACAAACTTTTTGGAAATATCTTAAACTGGGTATGGGAACTCGATGGCATGCCCAACGACATGAAGATAAACATTCATCGGGGATTCCCGATGTATCTTATGGAATACTTGTTACAGGAAGACTAGAAAGGGGTGTGAACGGCTGGATCGAATTAAAAACAATTCCCTTTTGGCCGGTTCGCCCAGAAACCATTGTTCGAGTAGACCATTATACCCAAGAACAACGGATCTGGTTAAAACAACGGGGCGAAACTGGAGGCCGTTGTTTTTTATTTTTAAAGGTGAAAGGCCAAGGATTATGGAGTTCACAATCTAAAACCGTTGAATATCTTTTATTTAACTATGAGGATGCTCAACGAATAGGAAAAGATTTAACTCAAACTCTTATGAAAATTCATGCTTTACAAATCTGGAAAAGAAAAGTAAATTGGGATGAATTAAGAGAGATCTTATGCCGCCAATAAAATTAACCACAGGGGAACGATTAACCCTGTATCGGGAACAAAAAAGAACGACCCAAAAACAATTGGCTAATTTATTAGATGTTAGTCAAGCCACTTTATCTATGTGGGAAAGGGATTATTCTCTTTTCCCTTTATTAAAAGATATTCCAGTTTTTACCCCTTCCCGAGGAGAACTTTGCAGGGTCCTCCGTCGCCGATTAAAATTAACTCTTAGGGATATTGGCCAGGGGATGGGGTTAAGTCATGTGACCATAGTTCGAATGGAGCAAGGGAAAAAGAGAGCTGAAATTTTATGGAGATACTTAGTAAAACTTCGCGAAGAAAAAAAGTTGAAAAAAATCAAAAAAAGTTGAAAAAAGGGGTTTACAAATATTATAGAAGGTGATACATTATAATTAACAAAACCAGAAAGAGAGAAAGACTATGAGTCCTGATCGGACCAAGGGAACTCGGCGAACTGGAAAGAATAAAGCTGATAATGGTTCTAAATGGATTCGGCCGGAAAAACGGTGGGCCATTTATCGACGGGACACTTATTGTTGTATCTATTGTGAAAAACCATTTCCTATTTTAGAAATTAATGAGGGTGAAATTACGGCAATACATGGTTTAAATCCAATTTATGAAAAGGAATATAATCGAGTTAAAGATAAGGCTGGAATCAATCTTCCCCCTCAAATTATGCCCTATTCAGAAGATGCTTATCAGTTTCTTAATGGTTACATAGCCAAAAAAGAGGGAAAACCAATCAATGACCATTTATCAGGAGGGCAAATATCCAGTTTTCTACACGGATATAATTATCAAATCGCTAACAATTTAAAGAAGAATGAATTTATCCCTGACGGGTCAGGATTTACCCTGGATCATTTTCGCCCGACAGAATTGGGAGGAACCAATGATCATAAAAATTTAGGAACTGCCTGCAAATCCTGTAATAGTTCTAAACAGGCAAAAAGCACAAAAGAATTTTTGATCTGGTTGGAAGAAAACAGGGGCATCAATCCGGTTGAAGTCAAAGCTCGGATTAAAAGAAATACCCGAAGGAAATTAAAGAAATGATCCGATGCGAATGTGGCCGAAGATTAAAGACTGGTTGCGCCCATGATGAACATAAACGGTTATTGGGGCCTGGTCATAATGTACTTTGTTCAAGATGTGGGGAGAGTCTCCCCTATCCTATTGGCCCAAAAACTTTTAAAGGAATGATAGTACAAATAAAAAGTTTGGGAATTCCCTTGGCCATTTTATGTGAGACCTGTCGTGATCAGGTTGTGGCCCAGAGGGAAGATCCAATCGCACAAGTTAAAGCAAAAAAATATTAAGGGGGTAAAAAGTGAAAATTCGCGATGCTCTTAAATTTGAACTTCAATATCAGCTCCAAAAAATTGTGGCCCAGAACGGCCTAATTTCCCTGGATAATCCTAAGGTGGCCTCTGTAATTAAAAATCTGCAGGCCGTGGGGAATTGGAAATGATTCTTTATCACGGAACCCGGGCCAATTCTGATTCAATTAGACAACAGGGCCTTTTGGCGGGCGGCCTGGATCGTGGGGCCATTGACCCGATCACCCAGAAATATGTAGTAAATAAGGAAAAAACTTTAGCCCGAGTCCTGGCGGAATTTGGCCTAAGAAAAGATCAGGTTCCCTCTTGGATTTATCAGGGGGAGTTAGAATATGAGAAAGATGAACCACTCCATCTTCATTTTGAATTATCTTTTGAAAATGTTAAAGGGTATGCTGATATGGGCGGGGAATCGGCCTATTGTATCAGGAAAAATTTATTGATCTGGTTAAATGGAATTGAAAATATGAAAGATCCCCTGGTAAAGAATCTTGACCGACAGGCGAAAGAAGCGAATGGTTTGATCCCGATTATTGTTAAAATAGAAGTAAATGAGAATGATCCCCGGATTGACCGTCGGATTAAGGAGACTTGGGCTCGGGTTCGTCAAATCATTGCTGAAGATAAAATAAAGGATACCTTTGAAGAATTTTGGGAAAGTCAATCGCATGAAGTTAGATATTACGGGGATATTCCCCCTGATAAAATCTTAGAAATAATCATTTTAAAAGGAGAAGAAAAATGGCGAGAATAAAATTCGTTAAAAAGGCCAGGAAAGATCACCCTCAAGCTGGGATCAAGGCCGGTGAATCTTATTACACTTGGTCACTTATGTCCGGTGGCAGGGGATACCGGAAATTTAGTAAAACCCCGCCCAGGCCCAGTCAATTAACCAGTTCCAATTTCATGCAACAGTATCTGGGGATCGGAGAAATTTTGGAAGATGCCCTTCAGATTGCGACGGACCCCGCGGATCTGGAATCCGCTCGGGATGAAGCTGTGGGTGAAATCGAAAGTCTTAAAGATGAAACCCAGGGTAGCAAAGACAATTTGCCGGAAAATCTTCAGGAATCCGCCACGGGCCAGTTACTTCAGGAACGAGTCGATAACCTGGAAAACTGGGGAAGTGAACTGGAAGGAATCGACTTGGATTTTTCTTTTGAAGGCGAAGAACCGGGAAAGACCGAAGAAGAATCTGAGGAAGATTTCTCCAAGCGCCTGGCCGAATTCCCTGAAACTGAAGAATACAAAGAGGCCCTGGAAGAATGGCTCTCTGAAAAAAGAGAAGAACTCCTGGACACGGACCCAGGGATGTAATCATGAAAACTCCTAATCAAGCCCAAACGATGTTAGAAACTATCCAGGAGGATTTACGAAAACTCCCTAAGGAAAATGTCTTTGGCGACTCCAACGACGAAGAACGAGCCACTTTGCAGACCTGGACGGATGAATTAGTCCTGTTTATTAATACAGGGCGACTTCCCCAAGAAAAAGGGGAAGTTTACCTTTGGATCACGAGCGAAGCTTTTTCGGCCTTACAGGATTTTGAATAAAGGAGAAACCAAGATGCCTATGCCGGAAAGTGGTAAAATTGTCTATAATTATTTGGCTCAGGCCCGTGGGGTTGACCAAGAGGTTTTAGGTAAACAGGTTCGAATCTGGGCCGTTTACCAGGCGCCTAATAAACTGTTAGCTTTTTTAAGGGGCCAGTTCAAAGGAACTGTCGACTATGCCATGGAAATTCAAAACCGGGCCAATCGCTTATGGCGGGCCAAAGGCAAACGGCGTCGGGGGGATCGGTTCAAAGTTTTTTTAAGTCATGTTAATGAAACCAGATTTAAGGCAGGATGGTAAAATGAAAATTCTAATCTTACTATTTATTCTGGTCGCCTTTCCAGTTCAAGCTGCCCAATTAATTATTTCTACTGACCCAGGGGCCTCTGTTTTTGTTTTTAAAACTGAGGATCTTATGGAATACGGAATACAACATATTTTAGACCATAAAAGTGTTTACGATCAAAAATTCATTTTTACTTTAGTAGCAATAGTTTCTCCAAAAACGGAATGTTCTATAATAAAATCTAATTGGAGTTGTTTACAAATCAGAATTTTGGAAGGCAAATTTAGGGGGATTATTGGTTGGGTTCCCCGGGAAACTTTGAAACCATGAAAAAATTCGAGCTTCAAGATCAAAATAAACAGATCAAAATTATAGTCGCCCGAACTTTAAAAGGGGCGATTTCCATGGGGTTAATGTCCCCCAGGGTCATCCGGGTTAGGGGCCGTCTGCACGATCTGACGCGACCAAAACGATGGTCTATTTGGGTGGAAAAGGTTTTTTATGGAAATCATCGGCCTTCTTCGTAAATCCCGAGAATTAGCAGAAATAATTCGAAACTCAAAAATTGTCCAATCCAGGGGTTTGCCCAGAAAAATCCGTGAATTAGAAATTAATCGGGATCATATTCTAAATCTTTTAACAGAAAAAGATTACGATCGGGCCATAGTGGAAGTCCAGGGCCTCCGGACTCAGATTCAAAGTTTTAATAGTGAATTAGATCGTTATATTCGGTTTCATTCAGAATGCAACGGATTCCTGGAATGGTTAAAATTAGTCCTTATCCCTGTCCTTCGAGCCTGGGAATCAGAAAGTTTGCCCGGCCGCTTAATTTTACCAGATGTAATAGAAAATTTGGAAGAAAAATTAGGAATTCCCAAGGAGGAACGAGATAATGGCTGATATAGAGGTTCTTAGACCTTTGTCAAAGAAAATTCTTCCGGCGGTTCGTCTCAAGTGGATTCGGACTCAATTGGAGGGAATAGGAGAAGAACTTTCTAATTTTATCTATAATCCCCCCGTCAATGATGAATTTGAATCACTTATTTATCGCTTAGACGAGATGATTCAAATGGTGGAAAAACAATCATGAAATTCAAAGTTGGCCAAACACTGATTGACCGTTTCGGAATGGAATGGGAAATCATTAGTTTGATATTTCACAAAAGTCGTTTGGGCCTTGTTCTTCATGGAGAACAATTAAAGACAATTTGGGCAGATTCCATGATCAAAATGATCAAGATCGGTCGTTGGCGAGTTCGCTCAGGAGAAATTCCCGCAGTTCCTCCAAATGATTATGAAGGGCCCATCGCCGCCTGGATCGTTGCCCTTCTGGAATCGGGTCTATGGAACGGCTTTAAACCGGAATTCTATGGACATTTAATGATTACTCAAGAACAATATCAAGAAATTTTAAAGAAATGCGAGGGAAAATGATATGAATAACCGATGGAAAATGATAATAATTATCGGCGTGGTAGGATGGTCAGCGGCTTGTGTCCGTATTCCTAATTATTCCGGTTATCCCTTAGGGCAACCCCAGCAAGAATTAACAGGGGAAACGGCGCCAATTTTCTTTCGCCAGCAGACCATCTATCCTGAATTTTCTGAAAATCCCCAAACAACTTTTGTTAAGCGTCCTGCTGCATTGAATCGTGCTAAAATACGGCATGCCAAAATAAACCATGGTAAAATGCGGCATGTTGCATTGAATCGTGCTAAAATGCGCCAGGCCAAAATGGGTTATACTAAAACACATCCTACCAAAACTGGCCGATCCGTTTGTATCCGTGCTAACCGGTCAAACTTGAATAGGGGAAGTTTAAGGGCGAGTGTTCATGATCAAAGATCATCAACAAATCCCAGAGGTTCGGGGCAACAGCGAGGAACGGCGCGATGTTTTTAATTCATTTTGGAAAGGATCTGGTCGGTGTAACTACCGATAAAAAGGATGCGGGGGAGATCGCCGGCAACTGGGGAAAGGCCGCAATTACTGAAGTTTTTCGGGGTCAACCGGCTGTCTATCAGTTTCGGGACGGTTTGGATACCGCTGAAATCACGGCCTATACAATTATGGAGGCTTGGGAAAAAGCCCGAAAAATCCCCCGTCTGGTAGAAGATACCCATTTGGTATCCGTTAGGGCTATTTATATTGGGGAATTCGAATATTAGATTTACATTTATTAATGCAGGTTATATAAAGAAATTCAGAATGATAGAAAGGGAGACCAGTTATGAAGTTTTGGTTAATTGACGATGTTTGTGTTCAAAGGTTGAAGGGTTTTTTAACCCAGATTCAAACGGATTTAACTGACCCAAAGACCCTGCCCGAAGAATTAATAAGCCCTACCACAGAGATTCTACATGATCTGGACACAGCCCTTCATGAAACGGAATGTGTGCCAGGGGACTACCAGTATTTGGGAGTTGCCCTAAACGGTTATGCTGAGGCCGAAAAGTTTGATCATCAGATCAACCGGTTCCTGGAAAAAAACCCCATTACCCTGGAAACGGCCCTGGAGCACTGGAAATTCGGCCGAACGATCCGGACCACAGGGGAAATTATCGAGTTGGCTTCTATCGGTATTTTAAAGGGGCAGGACAGGGTGGAATAATTTTTATGCGAACCTTTAAATATGAACGCACAGTAAAACAAAAATTCCATGTTTATGCAGACGACGAAGAAGATTCAATTCGTCTGTTACTTGATTTTTCCTCAGGTCAAAGTGATGACCGAATTATTTTAATGGAAGAGGAACCCCGAGCCTTCATCTTTATTGGCCTGGTTAAAGAATGATACCTTCTTTTTTAAAACCAAAATACGGCATTTTAAAAGATTATGATTTATGGGCCAATAAAGAGGTGTCTGCTCAAAATCAAACTTGCGCCCTGTGCGGGGCTTTCCCCATGAGATTTCAATGGAGTGATTATAGTTACGAGGCTATGTGCACTCAGTGCGGCTGCCCTTATCAACTTCGCGAAGGAACTGACGAACAAAAGAAAGAAAATAAATATCCTTACCTAAAATTTAATCAAGAATTTTTATCTGTGGCCAAAACTTATTGGCAGGAGCAAGGTGAATTCGTTTGTTACGGCTGGATGTTGGGATCGCAACCGGGAATGAATAAACTTATAGCATGGCTAAAGATTTGTCATCCCGAATTCTTAAAGGAAGATTCATGACTCGCGGCCCTCAAGAAATCCTGGATAAGTTCCACCTCCTCAAACTCGGCTGCCCTCCGGCTCCGATGATTGTTTGGAAGGAGAAAAAACGGTTTTGGATCGGGCCCAATACTGAAAATCCCCTGGCCTCGGCCGAAAGCCGCTTAGAATTAGGTTGGATATTATTTCGTCTGGGTTACACAGTGCAAAAGATTGAGGATGGAAAACAATTATCTTTATTAACTAACCCTGCGGAGGAAATATGATGGATGAATTTTATAGTATTTGTTCAAAATGTGGGGGCACTGGGAAAATTCCCCGAGGGTCCTGGATACCTTCTTTTTTAGAACCTCTTCGCGTTATTAATTGCTCAAATCCCCTATGCAACAGGGGTTTAATCCTTACCCCTTTGGGCGAACATTTGATGAATTTTCTCTGTGAACTGAAAAAACGGAAATGGGAACCGTCCCTTTGGTAAAAATGGCGGAGATCCCTAATTTGCCATGAATAATCGGGATTTCGTTTTAGGATTTGTAAAAGGGTTAATGAGCCAATTATTCTTACCCTCGGAATTAGAGCGATTTTCAGGAATCAAACTTTATCAACACTTGGGGCCGCCCGAAGAAGGCGATGAAATTTTGGTGGAGGACCTGGAGGAAACGGCCAGTTTTGGCTGTGCTTTGCGGGTAGCCAGTGAGACCCTTCAGGACTTTTTGAAAGAAACTATAGATATTTTATCCTTGGTTAAAACGTCTCGAACCGCAAAGATTTCTTATTATTTGAATGAATTAGCTTGGGAGACTATCTATTTAACTTGCATGATAAAGGGAACTATAGGTTTAAGAACATTGAATGATCGCCTCATTTTGATCCGGCCTAAGGCGAAAGAGGACGGGGGCGATGGTCGATCAGGGGGTAGTGACCTGTTTATACCTCTTTGATGGATGGGGATAGGACCTCTAGCCGACGGGGTCCGTATAAAGGGGGAGTTAACAACCATAAGGGTTTATAAAGTCAAACCGTAAGTTACATGAGGAGTCAAAATATGCGGACTTTGGGGCGGTTAATGTGGGTTTTAGTAGGGTTTTTGCTAATGGGATGGGGAGGCAGGGGGCGCTGAAATCGGAAGCGAGCCGGCCTCATCTCTGCCTCCGCGATGCCGCGGGGGCCTCAGACCAGGCCACCCCACGCAGTGGGACCGCTGCCCTGCTAATGGTCTAATATATGGCTCAAGTGGAGCAAATAGCCTGGTTATGTAGCGAATGTGGGGAAGAATATACCCGATCGGACTTTGAAGAAGCCAAAAGATTCGGTTGTCGGGTCTGTGGTAATACGTGGTTCTACTCTAACAACATTCACAACCGAGAGAAGATCCAGGTTAAACTAAAGGAGGTCCCCCATGCCTGATCATAAACCCTTAGAAATCATTCATGCGGAAACAAAACTGCTGAATGACGCCTTAACGGCGTTAGTCAAGGCCCATGAAGATAAAACCGGCCTACTTGTTCACACTATCTCTGTCCTGCGACCCGACCCCCTCGTTCCGGATAACCCTAGAATACAAATCTTCGTCACCCAGGATTTCCCCTGGCAAAAAAGGGAAGGGGAAATGACCCCGTTTCTTCGGGATTTCCTTAAGGCAAAAATGTGTAAATAAGTAATTTCGATTACAAATCTTTTCATCAAAAAGAATAAAATCAACGATACTCAATGGTTTTTGTGATATTTGTGATATTTTTAACTCCCTGATATTGTTACATTATATCAGCAAGTTTTTCTTGTGATACGGTCCTGATACGGTCTGACCACCTGATATTATTACATTATATCAGGAAACCCCCATTACGCGTATGGAAAACGTTTTTCGATTTTTTTTTTTTTAATTTCGTTTTTTTAACCTGATACGGATATTTTATTAATATTCAGTAATCATTTTAATAACTTACATGGTATCACATGACATATCACTTCCTTACTATTTGATATTATTTAATAATATTAATAACTTACAGGATAAAATGTAAACATAGGTTAACCAATGGTAATTATTAAATAAACAGGGGTATTATTTCCATTTATCGTATCATTTTGTGCTATGGTCACTTTTATCTCCACAAGCTCCAGATAATACGAAAAACTCGTTGCCACGGACGCACGGATTTTGTTTTTGTTTTAATTTATTTCCCCGCACGCTACGCGTTATAAGACCAGGTAACTGCAATTATTTGAATAGGGTAAAGCCAACCTACCCCTTGAATCAAGGGGACCCCCTTATTATCTAAGCGAACGGACCCCTGTCGCCTGATCATATCAAGGCCCATATCCACGCCTTTCACCCACCCTCAGGCCCATATAAACCTCTGGGTTCCCCTGTGATCGTGCAGCCACGGGCACGTGGCGTGACCGATTTTCTGGAGGATCGGGTTTAAATGCGGGATAGCGAAGGCCGGAAGGTCTTTTGATCGTCAGAGGGAATCTTCCGACCGTTAGACTGGACCTTTTGATCATTAAATTAAGTCTTTTAGTCGCTAGATTTGATCTTATAACTGTTAGACTGGACCTTTCGATCGTTTGGCTGCATCTTTTGATCGTTTGAACTGGTCTTCCGACTGTTAGATTTCATCTAGTGTCTCTGTGTTAAAACCTGGTGACTCGTGAACTTCGTTTGGTGACTATAGAGTTAGGATGAAAACATCTAGATTAGGGGTGAAAAAACATCTAGATCCCCTATGGGAAGGGGGGTTTGGGCTGGGTCCTAGCGGGGTGATCCGGTTCCCCCACCCTGGGGGTCGGGAAACGCTGTGTTCATCGGGGTATTAAACGAACAAGTCGTGATACTGGAGGAAGCGTCGTTAAATTTTCTAGAAAATCATCGTGGCCGAGGAAAAGTGTAATGTTCGGCGCTATGCGGCGGCTCCGATTTCCCCCACCCAAATACCTATTAGCACAAACAACCCCACAGTCTCCTGAGACCCCTGTCTCCTCCCGCAATTTATTACCTGCCTACCTGATTTTTTTATTTACTTTCAGGACTTATTATTGTATCATGGCCTTAACTTAGGGTAATGCATTGATATATTCACTGCACTGCCCGCTAATTCTCTAGGGTAAAGTAGTGGCGAAGCAAAGCTGGGGTTCAATCGTCCATCCTTCTCCCCCAGCGCAGCATGGCGGCTACAACGAGGCCTTTACCAATCTCGTTGTAGCCGTTATTTTTTTAGGAAGGCTCCGTGACCCTTGAAAAAAAGATTATTATCCTGGTTATTTTGGTGATCATCGGCACGGCCTTCTTTTCCTGTTTTATTGATTGGTTAGCGAGGTTCTAAAATGGGGAAAAATGACCCACATTTAAAGGGTTTTAGGACAACGAGGCAACACATGAAAAATTATGATCGGCAAGCGAAGGCCATGGAAATGCGGCGAAGCGGATTTACCTACAGCAAAATTGCTGCTCTTTTAGGGTTTTCTAACCCGAGTTCAGCTGCTCGATCTGTCCAGGCCCTTATGAGAAAGACGGTCCGGGATGATGCCCAGCATGTTATGATCATGGAACTGGACCGTTTGGAAGAACTTTGGGCGGCTGTTTATCCGCTGGCTATGGGATTTAGGTCAATTAAACGAAAGGAACCCGACCCTGACAATTCCAAAAAAACTGTAGAGGTCGAGGAACTTATCCCTTTAACTCCCGAAGATCAGGCCAAGGCTATTTCTAAATGTATCCAGATTATGGAGCGACGGTCTAAGTTCCTCGGCTTAGATGCCCCTGTCAAATCCGATGTTTTTGATAAGCGGGCCATGGAGCAATTCCAGCAGATCGTAATCAATGAAATTGCCAAAGCAGCTCCCGAGATTCGAGACGCGATCCTCGAGCGCCTCAAGGCTGAAGGATTATTCAAGTAGTTTTTTAGCCAGGTTGGAGAGGCGAATTGAGGAAGTGGCCCCCAATCAATTTTCTTTATCCCACTGGGCTGAGCAGACCCCTGTTATCCTGGACGGCCGACCGTTTGTTTTTGATAAACACGAATATCTTCGAGAAATTTATAATGACGAACATCCTCATATAGTTCTGGAAAAGGCGGCCCAACTGGGTTGCACCACGTGGGCAATTTTAAGAGCCCTGTATAATGCCCGATGGAAGAATTATAAAGGGATCTTATATTTATTCCCTTCTCGTACTGATACTTTGGACTTTTCCAAATCTCGAATTGCTCCCCTGATCACTGAAAATCCTGAATCTATCGGGGATTGGATTCGGGACACTGATGCGGCGGGGATTAAACAGATTTGCAACACGTTTCTATATTTGAGGGGTATGCAATCTCGGGTGGGGTTGAAGTCTATTCCGGTGGATTTAGTGGTATTTGACGAACTGGACGAAGCTCCCCAGAGGTCCGTGGATCTAGCGATGGAACGCATGGGCCATAGCGAATACAAAGAGGTGATTAAACTTAGCAACCCCACGATCCCCGATTACGGGATCAACAGGGAGATCCAACTGACCGACCAGAAGTATTGGTTATTAAAATGTCTCGCGTGCGGGGAGTGGGTTTGTTTGGAAGAGACAGTAAACCTGAAGCAAATGACGATCGGCTGCTTTATCGAGAAATCAACAGGGGTCTATCTGGGTTGCCCCAAATGTAAAAGTCCCTTAAATCCTGATCAAGGTGAATGGGTGGCGAAGAAGCCCGGAGTGATTGAACGCCGAGGGTATCATTTGACTCAACTTTTTAGTCAATACGTGGACCCAGGGAAATTATTGGAGAAACTGAGGACTACACAGCATATTCAAGAGTTTTGTAATTTGAATTTAGGGATCGCTCATGTAGAAGCGGAAAACCGGTTGACTGTGGAAGAGGTCCTAGATCGGTGCGGCGGAGAAGGGATAGTCGATTCTGACAAGGGACCTTGCTCCATGGGGGTTGACCAGGGGAAAGATCTTCATGTTTTAGTAGGAAAGAATAGGATAGACGGTCGGGGCCAGATCATTCACATGGGAATTTACAAGGATTGGTCTGATCTGGACAGGTTAATGAAAAACTTCAACGTTGCCTGCTGTGTCGTGGACGCCCTGCCGGAAACCAGAAATGCCAGGGCCTTTGCAGAAAGACACAAAGGTCGAGTCTATATGAGTTATTATCAAACAAGAAAACGGGGGGCCTATTCCTGGGATGAAGAAGAAATGCTTGTCGCCTGTAATCGGACCGAGTCCCTGGACGCTTCGCACATGGAGATTATGATGCGGCGGGTGATTCTGCCTAAACGGTGTGACATCGTGAACGAATTTGCCAGGCACCTTCATAATGTAGCGAAAAAACTGGAAGAGGAAGAGGCCACGGGGTCAAAAAGATATGTTTACGTAAAATTAGGGCCCGATCATTTTCGGCACGCCTTTAATTACGAGGTGATGGCGAGGCCGTCCGCTACCCCTATGACAGTTCAATATGAATCGGTAGTTACTAAGAGATTGGCCGGTCAGACAGGGGCCTATTAACGGAGGGGTCATGAAACTTTGGGATTGGTTAAGAGGCGCGAAACCGGTTACGCCGCAAAAACCGGCCTTGGAAGAAATGTTCGTTACTATGATTCGAGACCGGTATTCGGTCTATCCTTCCAAAAATTTAACCCCGTCTCGATTAGACCAAATATTGGCCCAAGCCAATTTAGGGTATTGCCGAGAATCTGCAGAACTGTTTGAAGAGTTTGAGGAAAAAGATCCCCATATTTATTCCTGTCTCCAAACTAGAAAACAAGCGGTTATGGGTTTGGAATGGGATATTATCACCCCAGACGAATCCACCGAAGCTAAAGCCAGAACGGCCTTTATTAAAGAAATTTTGCGAGCTATCCCTGATTTTAGGGGGTCTTTGTTAGATCTCCTAGACGCTATAGGGAAGGGATATTCTTGTGAAGAAATAATTTGGGGTGTGCGGGACGATAAAAAGATCGTGCCGATTCAGTTGAATTGGATTCATTCCAAGAATATTACATGGTTAAATTCTTTAGTCCCGCGGATTATTACGGAGAAAGAGCAATCCTTGGGGATCGAGCCGCCGCCTTGGAAAGCGATTATGCATTTGTATAGAGCGAAGTCGGGCCACGATACTCGTAACGGGGTTCTCCGCGTGATCGCGTGGATGTACTTATTTAAAAATTATACCGTTAAAGACTGGGTAACTTTTAATGAAGTGTTCGGCATGCCGCTGAGGGTCGGGAAATATGATTCGGACGCCACGCCTGAAGATATTAAGAAATTATCAAACGCCATTAAGAATCTGGGGTCGGACGCCGCGGGGGTAATCTCCAAAAAAACAGAAGTTGAATTTATCGAATCAGCTTCTAGAGGGGCTGGTCGGATGAACCCCTTTCAAATGCTGGTTGATTTTGCCAATAGGGAAATTAGCAAAGCTATCCTGGGGCAAACTTTGACCATGGATACGACCGGGCAGACTGGCACTTATTCCACTGCCAAAATTCATGAGATGGTCAGGCAGGATATTCTAGAGGCTGATGCCGAGGCCCTGGGGGCTACCATCACTGACCAGTTGATCCGGCCGATCGTGGGGTTCAATTATCCTAACGGCTGGAATCTGCCGTTACCCCGCATGTGGATTAAAGCCGAAGCTGAAGAAAATGCCAAAGACATGTCTGAGGTTTATGTTAATGTAGTGAAAATGCGGTGCCCGATACCCCTTTCCCATATTTATGAGCGGTTCGGTATCCCTGCCCCGAAGGATGACGAAGCCACAACCGCTAATCTGCTCCCTATGCCGGAAGCGAAATTGCCGGCTAGACGGGAGATCTTGGCGCTTTTGGGCGATAGTCGGTTAGGCGACATCCCCCTGTTACCTGGGGCTGAGGAAAGAGCAATTAAAAAACAGATAGAACTGGATCATCTTCTAGAGGTAGCGATCCAGAAGAATTTTAAAGTGATGACGGAAATGTTGGCCCCGCTCAAAGATTTGATAAACAATGGCCATTCATTAGAGGAAATTAAAAATAAGTTAATTAGTCTTTACCCGCAGTTACCAAAACGGGATCTTCGAGAACTGATTTACCAGACTATGATGTTGGCCTACATGAAAGGGCGAATCTTTGATGGACCGGCCAGTTAAGATAACTGTTCGACCGGGAGTTGTGGTCGCGGTGGATATTTTATCAAGAGTAATTCGGGCCGTTTGGTCAGATGATCGTTTATATGATGATTATTTGAAAAATGGCGAAGGGAGATCTATGATAGAATATGTCACCGAAAATTTTGAACAATTGATTGAGAAGTTTCCTAAAATGAAGGCCGAGTATTTGGCGTCGGGGGGGAAATTTTGAAATTTGAAGAAATGCCGCCATTTGAAGAAGCAGTAAAATGGTTCATGGCCAAAAATATTATGACCCGAGAAGCCTTTAACCAGTTGTCTAGTGAAATGAAGACCAGGGCCTTTACTGTTACGGGGGTTATTTCGGCGGATCTTCTCCAAAAAACCCATGATTTTTTGGGGACGGCGATTGAGAAAGGTAGTACATTAGTAGAATTTCAAAAGACAGTAAATGAATTTGTTTTTCAGTCAGCTTGGCACCAAGAGACAGTATTCAGGTCAAATATTCAATCTGCTCATGGGGCGGGTCACTGGGCTCAGGCCCAGGACACAAAGGGTCTTCGGCCTTATGCTCAGTATATGGCTATAATGGATAATCGAACTCGGCCAGAACATGAAGAATTAAATGGGTTATGTTATCCTATAGATCATATTTTTTGGCAGCTTTATTGGCCACCTTGGGGATTCAATTGTCGATGTCAAGCGATAACTTTGGGCCAAGGGGAAGTGGAGGGAGCGAATATTGAAGTTAGTCAATTAATGTCGCCAGAGTTACCTCCACCGGAAGTTGATTTTACTTCCCCTGTTCGGGGTATCGGGACCTATCATCCTGATTTAGGCAAATGGATGCCGGAGTTATCTCATTTAGTGGCGGATGAATTAGCAGGGGCTCAGATAGCGGAAGTGGGTGGAGAAGTGGAAACCCAATTGGATAAACTGGCCCAATGGAAAAAAGAAATTGATCCTAAGGACCCCCAAACCATTATCCGATTTGGTCAAGAATTTTTACAAACTTATTATCCTGAGTTAATGATGGAATGGGAAACCCTGGCGGCTGAAATTGGGGGGAAACCAACTTATACTTATGGCGAAAGTATGCAAGAAGCAGGGAAAAAGTTTTTAGATAAATTTACAGAAGGAAATAAAGTTAATAGAACACAATTGGCTGTAGAAATGAGAGGGTTTGGTCCTAAATCTTCTCGTGAAATTTTTGGGTATTTAGAAGATTTTTATCAGACCACTGGTTTTTCGAGGAAATTGGATTTTACCAGATTTGAGAAAGTCTCCAATGTTAGATCTTATGCAGTAAGAGCTAAATTTGTCGATGGTTATATTGGGTTATCCGCTAGAGGCGGGGTAAATGCGAATACAGTTTTTCATGAAGTAGGTCATCAGTTAGAATTTTATGTTAAAGATTTACAAAGCGCCTCCTTAAATTATTTACGATCCAGATCTTTAGAGGGATCTAGAACTTATCCTTTAAAAGAATTAACTAGAAGACGGGGGTATTCCCAAAATGAAATTGCTTATAAAACTACTTTTCCTAGTCCCTATTCTGGAAAAATTTATTCTGATAAAAGCACCGAGATTATTTCCGTGGCTATGGAGTACTTTTCCAGTCCTCGCAAATTATTCAATTTTTACCTTGAAGACCCCGAATATTTTCATTTTATTATTGGACTTTTAAAAGGGGTTTTGGTATAAGGTAATAAATGCAATATAAATTCGCAATATCAGGGTTCGGGGGTCGAGGTATTATTACTCTTAATAGCGATTGGGAGACCCCCGCTTCAATTTTATTTGATGGTTCGGGGAACTTACTGGCTCGGTTTAAGGATTGGTTGGAAAATGAAGCTTCGGGGCCTTTTGGTCATGGTTTAAAATATTCAGAAGTTTCGCCGGCTGATTTGGAATTTGCTTTATTTATCTTTGGTAAAGAACAATTTTCGCCGGTTCTTTTGGAAGGAGAGATAAGGGAATATTCAAGTCCTCCGGCGGGAGCGGTAAGTTAATGGTAGAGGAAAAAATTCAAATTGATTATTTCACTAGATTACGAAGGAGAGTTGAAGACCGTCTTAGAAAAGATCAGGAAGCATTAATATTGTGCGCCCGGGTTTTAAATATTTCTGGTGGTGAACGACGCAAAGGTCCTGAAGATCATAGCGTTGTTCAAGGAACCTAACCGACTGGCATAGCAGGACCTGCTTTTAGGTAAAGCGAAGCCCGTCATTGATACCTTGGGGTATCAGTGATGGGTTTTTCTTTTGAGGAGGAGATTAAAAATTATGCCCTACACATTAGATAATCCCCCTGACGAAATTAAGAATCAACCAAAACATTTAATCGCGATTTGGGTGGCCGTTTATAATTCAGCCTTTGAACAGTATAACGGGGACGAAGCGCAATCTCGGGCTACTGCTTGGGCGGCGGTCAAAGAGAAATTTCAAAAAAATGATAAAACGGGGATGTGGGAACCTAAAGCCACAATGCATAAGGCCATTTTAACTTGGGAAGTCCACGGAGGAGTTCCTGAGTGGATTCGAATTTTACCAGCAGGAAAAGTTAAACTCACGGATGATCGGCCGCCCTTTTTGGTAGATTCCAGGGCTATGACCGATATTGTCGGAGCTTTTGAGGTTCGTGGTAACGACCTGGTTATCGACTACGAACATCAAACCATGGACGGGGTTCAGGCGCCGGCGGCTGGGTGGATTAAAAATCTTGATCCCAGGGACGATGGTTTGTGGGCGAAGGTTGAATGGACGGATAAAGCCCTGGGTTATATTTCTAGTCGGGAATATCGCTACTTCTCCCCCGTAGTGACCATTGACCCTGAAACTCGTAGGGTTAAAGAATTACTTCATGCCGCATTAACTAATTTCCCTGCAATTGCTAACTTAACTCCGTTGGCTGCAAAATATGGGGCTTTAGAGGTGTTAACCTTGGCCGCCGATGCCCAAGCAAAAAAAGCGCAAGAGGAAAGATCCCGAAAGTATGGGATCGGAATTAAAGAAAAAGGGAACGTAACGAAACCGGGAGAATTTTCTTCGGTTGCGGACGATATGTTCGCTGACCCAGTTAATTACCGGTATCCCCTGGATAATTATGATCACGTGAGGGCTGCCTGGGGTTATTGGAATCAAACTGGGAATCAGGACCAATACGACCAGGCCGAAGTAACAAAAATCACTAACAAGATTAAATCTCGGGCCAAAGCGGTCGGGATGAAAATCTCAGAGAAACACGCCAGGGAGGTTTTTATGATTGAAACTTTAAGGAAAATTCTGAGTTTGCCGGATGATGCGGATGAATCCACGGTCATTTTGAAGGTTCAGGAGTCGCATAAAGGTGCGGTTAGTATTCCTGATCTGGAGAAAAAGGCCACGGAGGCCGAGGCCGCTGTCCTTGTCGCTAAGGAAGCGGCCAAGAAAGCGGAACTGCGGGCCACTGAACTGGAGTTGAAGGCCAATAAGATGAAGGTGCCTCTGTTGATCACGGAGGTCATCGGTCTCCCCGCGGATTCGCCTGTGGAAAAAGTGATTACTCGGATCGAGGGTCTCAAATCGGAAATTGAATCCGGTAAAGAGGCCCGGATAAACTTAGCCAAGGTCCAGGAGGAAGTGAAAAAGGAAAAGGCGGAGGCCCTGATTCAGGAGGCCCTTAAAACTGGAAGGACTTCTCCTGAAGAATTGTCCCGGAGCGATAACCGTCTTCAGCGGATGGCCACGGAAGATCCCCAGTTCTTCAAGGATTTGATTTTGGCCAGGGCGACTTATTCGGTGGTTCCCCTGGAAAAACTGGACCTGAAGAAAGAAACTGGGGATAAAGACGGGGTTTTGTCTGAGTCCGCTATTAAAATGTGTGCGGCCATGGGTTTAACTCCTGACAAGTTTAAGGAATCCCAGGCCGGTCTGGCTGAACGGAAGGCCAAGAATCAGTAAACCTTTCCCGTCAAAATTACGGAGGTAACTAAAAGATGGGTGCTCTCAGTGCAGATTTCAAAACAAAATATCGGGAAGGCATCGAGGTCGATTATCCCGTAAAAACCACCACCAAGATTTACTCCGGCGCCCTGGTTTGCGTGGATAATTTGGGGTTGGCTATTCCGGGGGCCGACGGCGCGAATAATAAGTTCGTGGGCGTGGCCCTGGAAATGGTTAACAACCTTGGGGCAGATGGGGCCAAGTCCATCCGGGTCCGTCGCCGGGGGGTGTTTTTATTTAACGCCACTTCCATCGCCCAGGCCGATGTCGGCAAAAACATGTATCTGGTGAATGACAATGAGTTTGATGAATCTAACCCTGGGGTCGGGGTTATCTGCGGTCGGTTGCAGAAGTTTGTGTCATCCGGCCAGGGTTGGCTTTCCATCGACGAGGCCACCTTTGTTCAGGCCCTTCCGGGGTCCGCGGATGCCTTGACTGTTTCGGATGCGGGGGATTTCTTCCCTGCGGCCACGGACACGGTGCCCGAACAGATTCAGGCTTTGGCTGGTGATCTGGTGCCAATTATTATCCCTCGGCAGACTGGTTGGGTTAAGGACGGCACCGATAAGCAGGCCTTAGGCCCGAAACTTGAACTTAATTATCCCTGTCGGATCAAACGGGCCTATGGTTATTTGGCCACGGTGCCTGGAGCCGATAAAACCCTGCTCGTGAAATTTGGGGCCACCACCATGTTGACCTTTGGAGCAGCGGATGCTTATCAAGAGGGGGAGGCCTTAGACATCGCGGTGGCCGCCAATACCGATCTGTTATCTGCGGCAGGAGGTGTTCTGCTTAATGAGACTGCGGCTGGCGCCGGTGATGATTTGGATATGTATTTCCTGGTCGCCAGGGATGATGGCGTTTAATCAATCCGCTTAAAATTTACGGAGGTTTCAAAAATGATTATCAATCAGGAAAATCTTCAAAATTTATATATCACCCTGAACGGGTTGTTCAACGCCGCTTTCCAGGACACCAAAACATGGTTTGAACAAGTCTCCATGACGGTGCCCGCGGCCGGCCGCACGGTCGACTTTAAGTTCATGTTGAACTTCCCCATGCTCCAGGAATGGGTGGGTGATCGGATTATCCAGGATCTCGAGGCCCTGGCTTATCAGGCCACGGTTAAATCCTATGAGGCCACCATCGAAGTGGACCGGGACGACATCGAAGATGATCAGTTGGGCCTGTATTCTCCGATCATCGGCTCTTTGGGCCAGGAAGCGAAGAAACATCCGGATCGGCTTATGGCCGACATCATGAAAGCTGCTTTCACCGCTACCTGTTATGATGGTAAATACTTTTTCGCCGTTGATCATCCTGTGGGAATGGGCACACTTTCAAATTATGGGGCAGGGGGTAGTGCAGCCTGGTATCTTCTGGACATTTCTCGCATGATCAAACCCCTGGTCTATATTTCTCGGCGCCCTGTGCAGTTGATCCGCATGGATCGCCCGGATGATGAACATGCTTTTATGCGAAAGAAGTTTCGTTACGGCGTGGATTATCGGGGCGCAGTTTGCTACGGCTTATGGCAGTTGGCCTATGCCAGCAAAGACACCTTGAACCCCACCAACTACGCCGCGGCCAGGGCCGCCATGATGGGTTTCACCAACGCTGATGGTCGGCCCCTGGGTATTGTCCCAAACTTTTTGGTCGTGCCCCCGTCTCTGGAATCTGCTGCCCGGACTATTCTTCATGCGGATTTCATTCTGGCCCCGGGTTCCACCGGTGGTGGCGTGACCAACGTTTGGAAGGGCACTGCGGATCTTCTGGTCGTTCCCGAATTGGCTTAAGGCCGAGGAGGTCCGATGGCCTATTGTTCGCAGACGGAAATCCTTGACCTGATTTCCGCTGAAGAATTGGCTAATCTGACTGCGGAGTCGGGGGATACCCCTGATGATGCGGTGATAACTGAAGCGATCATGATGGCAGACGCCTTGATCGACGGTTATCTGGGGATTGTGTACAAAGTCCCTTTAACCCCGACTCCAAATGTCGTGAAGTCAATTTCTATCGACATTTCTATCTACCATATCTTTTCCCGCCGCTCATTTATGAAAGAGATCCGTCGGGTGAAATATGAAGACTGGCTGATTTTTTTAAAAGATGTAGCGGCTGGAAGAGCGACAATTGGGCCGGTAACGGAAGAACCGAGCCCCAATGTAGTTGACTTTTCCAGTGCGGATCGGGTTTTTTCTCGGGAGACGTTAGGGGATTTTTAATGGCCCGATTAACTATAGAGTTTGACCAAAGTCGAAAGGACGTAACGGCTTTATTTAAGAAGGTTCAGGACAGAGCCGTTAATATTCGTCCGGTTATGCAAGATTTTGGTGAATGGATGAAGAACAGTGTCCGAGCAAACTTTATGGTTGGGGGCCGTCCTGATGCTTGGCCTCCCATGAAACCACAGTCGCTTTGGCAGTGGGTAATGTCAAGAAAAACTTGGCGAAAAGGTGCGCGACACGAGGGTCGGTTATCTGCTAAGGGTTTTGCTGCTAAACGGGGCCGGAAACTTTTGATTAATACGGCCCGGTTAATGGGCAGTATTTTCTGGCGACTGATTCCTGGTGGAGTTGCCGTGGGAACGAGAACAAAGTATGGGGCTATTCATCAATTCGGGGGAGTGATTCCTGAGAGAATTATTACGCCGAAAAAGAAGAAGGCCCTATATTGGCCGGGGGCTGGTCACCCTGTTCAAAAATCAAAAATTCCGGCTACGACCATTCCGGCTAGGCCTTTTTTGGTAGTTCAAGAGGCGGACTGGAATTATCTGGTCAAAAATATGTCGGGGCATTTGATCGATGAATTATAAATTTGCCGACTACGAAGGGGCAATTTTAGCCTTTTTGGAGGACCTTAGGATAGAGAATCCTGGGGGTTATCTAAAAATGCTCAAAGGTTATGTCGGTTATTCTACGGAGTTTCTGGAAGAGATGATGGCGGATATTTTTGGAGGCCGATACCCTGGGGTCCTAGTAGAAATTACTGGAGCCGCTTATGGGGAATTAAAAGGGTTGATTCAACGACAAATTGTGACTATAACTCTTTATGTCGGCACTCAGGATTTTCGCGATCAAGAAATTGCTCGAAATTTAGGGATTTCAACAATTTTACATGATCTTCGGACTCGGTTAATGGGCAAAACTGTGGGGTTGCCAGGGGTTCTCCCCTTGGAAATTGTTCGCGAATATAAAGTCGGATCTACCCCTCAAAATGTCCTTTACGCGGCCGAATATTCTTTAGTTAACCCAAGAATAAAAGTTTCATAAAGGAGGCGAACCATGCCCATTCCCCCGAGCACAGATAATTATACGATCCCAGCCGGTCAAAAGATTTATTTCAATGACGGTTCTGGGGAGAAACTTCTGGGAAATATTGCTGGCTTAGATTTGCAGCATACGATCGAAACCCTGGAGCACTGGAGCAATATGTCTGGTGATCGCAAACTGGATAAGATCGTGCCGGTTTCTCGGAAGTTGGAATTCAACTTTACCCTGGACGAACCAGTCATCGAAAATCTGCAAAGATACTTTGCAGGGGGTGACATTGAAAATGTCGGGGTCGGCACGGGGTCAAAGACCGATCAAAAGTTGACTTTGACCGGAACTATTCTGCATTCCGTCGGTCAGTATTACGGCCTCACTGCTGTAACTGTCCGGCAATTCCTGGATAAATGCTTTATTTATGACGGGGCCGCTTATACCGATAAAAGTGTGGAGGCGGATTCCCTGGCCGGAACTCCTTTCGTCTTGCTGGCGGACGCCCTTGATTTCGCCTACTTCGGGAAAAACACGAAGTTTAAAGAAATCTATCTGGATCTGGAAACCCTGGGAAATTATACGGGGGTGGCCTGGGAATATTGGGATGGGGCCGTGTGGCAAACCCTTGTGACCGCTGGTGCTGGGGATGGCTTGGATTCCGATGGCAAGGTCAACTGGACAGTTCCAGGAGATTGGGCCAAGAAGAATGTTAATGATTCAAGTCTCTATTGGGTGCGGGTCAAATGCACCACCTGTGTCATCCCGGCCACTTGTAACTGCGTCCGGCAGAATGCTGTGGCAAACACCGACTATATCCTTGATCCAGGGCAAGCCGGCCAGAGTGGTCGGATTGACGGCAAAATCGGCCGGTTAAGCGGAGGATTCCTGGTGGATGGGGAAGAGATTATGGTCAATTTTACTTATGTGACCTGGACTTCTCAAAAGTTCCCTTTATCCACTCAGGGTTATATCGAGGGCAGTGCCCGAGTTGAGATCTTCCCCACGGAAGGGTTGGGAATTCAAAAAGAATATGTGATTCCCAAGTGCCAGATCCGGCCCAACGGCAACATTAAAGAAGACGACAAGACTTGGGAAGAGATTCCGATGACCCTGGCGGTCTTAAGTGATTACCTGAATAATCCGACTGCTCCTTATGGTCATCTGGTCGTCTACGAATAGGAAAGGGAGAAAGGAGATACTTAAATGGGTGGACAATCTGAAGTTGCGGTTCTGATCAAGGAAAAAGGCGAAGTAGTTCATGGGTTCACAGTTAAACCCTGGACGTTGAATCAAGTAATTCAACTTGCCCCGGTCCTGGAGGATTTAGTAAAAAACCTTCAGGACCGCGGGGTCACGTTCGATAACTTTGATTCTGTTTTAACTACTATTAATTCCTGGGCCTTTTCTATATCCCAAATCCTGACCCCAGGGGGTAGTGGAACAATTCAAATTACCCCACCGCCAGGTCCCTCCTTTTGGGATCTGATTAAATCCTTTCTCCCTGTATTGCCTGGGCTTTTGGCTATTTCTTTAAGGATTAGTCCTGAAGAAGCGGGGGAGTTGGATGCACCTAAAGCGGCTTTGTTGAGTATTAAAGTCGTTCAATATAACCTGGAACATATAAAAAACTTCTTCGGCCTGACTTCGGGCGAGGGCCTGGTGCTCAAGCAGGCCAAGAAAAAGAATTAGTTTATACCGGGTTAATTGAAGACTTAATCAATCGAGGCCATTCTTTTCAGGAGATCTGGGATGGATATTCTTTTTCTCTTATACTTAATTTGTATCGAGCCGCCCAGATTAATAAACGACAGGACTGTGTCCCTATTGTGCTGGGGTTTGCCGCAGCTTTGGGTGACACTATGGATAGGGTTTTTGGTTCAGGTGGTAAACAAAAAATCCTTACAAAGTGGATTGATTCCGTGTTGACTTCTGATTTTGGGAAGAAAACTACTAAGAAAGGATTAAGTCCGGCCGCACAAGCCTTTTTTAATGGGGGAGTCCCTGGTCTTATCCCTGTTATAAAAAAGAAAAGAGAATCTGATGGCTAATGAAAGTTTACGGGAACTTTTGTTAAAAATCCGGGCGGATGTTTCTGAT